ATTTGTGTCGGGAACATGGCACCGTTTGCAGGGATCGAACCTGCCGCTTCCGGTTTTGGAGACCGGCGCTCTGCCAACATGAGCTAAAACGGCATGAAAAAAGCACGGTGCGGTCTGCATCGTGCTTGATAGTGACTAAAATAGCGGATTTTAGTCAGTGAGGATTGTTTTTGTAGGTGATATAAAGCAGCGCGGCAACAAAGATGAAGCCGCCAACAGCAAAATCAACAATGCCACGGGCAAGATGGAACACGCAGGCGTTGAGGAAGTTCTGCATAGTGTTGCGCCTCCTAAAAATGGGCAAAAGAAAACCACGGTGCGTGTGCATCGTGGTTCAGTTGATGATTTCAAAATTGCCGGCAGGGTAAAGGTAATCTTCCCCGGTATCGTCTACAATGCGATACCAGCCGCGTTCGACAGAAAGAACTTTATAGATTTTGCCGTGAGTTAATTCCAGCGGAGATGTATCGCCAATGTAACGGACTGTATCAATCTTCGTCATAGAACCACCTCTTTACCTTGAATTTTACTTTTTCGCTGCCATTCTGGAACCAGTGGACTTCCGCCTTTACAGCTTCGCCGTCAACATCAAGCCAGCCCTTCGCTTTGCAGTGCTGCCAGTCCTCAGGCTTGCCGCCAAATTCATCGGACAGGCCCTGCGCAACTTCCTCACGAAGAGGATTGACGCCACCTTTTCCGGCGAATACCTGCGCATTTTGTGTTCTGGTTCCTTCAACAAAATAATATTCCTCTCCGGTGGATTTGTCAACCACAACGTAGTTTTTTGCTTTTGCACCAACGCCACGGTAAATTTTGAAGTCGTTCGGAGTTGTCTTTGCCGCCCATCCGGCCTTACTGGCTTCACTCCTGCCAAACTTCGGCACGCTGACACGGGCACTGTCCACCCGCCCGCCGGTGGCCTTGGCAAACTCGCTCAGGCTCTGGCGGGCTGCTTTCAGGCGCACGGCGCTGTCGGTGGTGTCAGACCCGGCGGCACTCTCGGCCAGATACCGCTTCTTCCATTTGCGCACGTTCCGCTCCCGGGCACGCTGCATCTGGTTGACCTCGTACTGGGTGTACAGTTTGCCGTTGTACTCGATGTTCCGGGCGTTCAGCTCCTGCAGGCTCTCCTCCGTCCAGGTGGGCGGGTCGCCCAGCTCAGGGAATACGGCAAAAAAGGTGTGGCGGCAGTTCCAGCCGCAAAGCCCAGCGCCGGTTCCGTAGCCGGTGGCCTGCTCAAAGTCCGGGTAATGCTTGCCCAGGTAGTCCACAGCCCCGCCCCGATGGAAGCGCCGACCCTGCCACTCGGCGTGACTGGGGCGGGCACCACCGTGGGCGCTGGTCTCAACGAACTCCACGTTCATTTCGTCCATGCGGGCTTCCTGCAGCTTGCCTGCGGTCTGGTTGACACCGGTCAGCACCGCCCGGCGGGCCGCAACTTCCAGCGAATCTGTGTGGCCGCTGGGGTAAGTGATCTCCGGCATCTCGTCTGCAAGGCTGTCCACAGCCTGCTTGACGGCGGTTTTGTAGTCAAAGGCACCTGTGGCCACCTTGCCCCAGGCGACATCCAGCGTGCGCTCAAAGGCCCCGGAGACGGTGTTGGCCGTTGTGGCCGTGAGGTTCCGCCATGTGCCGCAGGTCTGCCGGGCACCGGCGTTGAGCAGGTTGTTCAGGGCCGCGCTCTCTTCAAAGGGTGTGGGCTCGAGGTTGTAGTGGTAATAGATGGCATCTTCCCGCTCCATGGCTTCGGTGGCAGCCTCTTTGAGCAGCCTGCGGATGGTGGCTTCGCTCTTGCCGCTGTACTTTGCCAGCAGCTTGACCACGTTCTCCCGCACCGCCTCGGTCTGCTGGTAGCGCCACAACTGCCAGTCGGCCGTTTCGGTGAGGGTACCCATTTTGCCGATGCGCCGGGCGACATCCTGTAAGATCTGCTCTTCGACTTCTTGAAACAATTTAACAAAGGAATCGGGTAGTGAATCTAAGTAGGAAGGAGAAAGCATAAAGTTACCAATGAAAAAGAGCACCTGTGTTACAGATGCTCTTTAAGAAAGTGTAATGATTAGTCAGTCCAGTATTTGGCTTCGGCATTTAATCGGGCTTCTTTCGCTTCTTCAAGAGTGGCAAAACGTCCGATAGTAAGCTGCTTTCCATTCACCCCGATTTTTACAAGGTAACGACCATCTGCCAAAGGAAATACGCCTTTAACGCCGCTTCTAGAACTCTTACGGGCTCTAGTATTTCGTATGTTTGTTTTGCGATTGACCCAATGGCAATTTTCGGGACAATAATTCCCGTCATTGTTGATCCGGTCAATCTCAAGTCCTTCAGAATAACCGCTTTGATATGCCCATTCACGGAAACAAGAATAGCTTTCATGCCATTCAGGGTACATCTTAATGCCACGCCCACCATAATCAGGAAAGTTTTTGTTATTGGGATTGCAACACCGTTGTTTTATTCCCTCCCACACCATATAAAGTTTTGCTTTTTTTCCATACCCAGCATCTTTATGAGTTGTGCGTGCACAGCCACAAGAAAGGGCATGACCACGCTTCAGGTCTCCGGCGGTAACCGTTGAGCATCTACCACAGTCACATTGACAGAGCCATCGAGCACCACCAAAACGGGTGTTAGGTGCACGTTCTTTGACAACGAGTTTTCCGAACCGCTGGCCAGTCAAATCAACGAATTTCCCCATCAATGGACGCCCCCTTACGATCAATTAGGCGATTTGCAGCAATCCATACGAGTCGAACTTCGCGGAAATTTGCGCTGTTCAGCAGTGACATAGTGCTGTTGATGTAATCAGTCAGAGAAGCCGGTGTGTGATGGTCATTGTACAGAATTTTAGGTGGAGTGGATTTTTTCTGCTTCTGTGCAACCTTTTCCATGCGGCGGCCTTTGGCAACGCCCAGCAGGAACATTTCATAGCCATAGCTGAACGGGTTGGTGGCGTTCCGTTCGTTCACGGCACGGAACACATAAACAGGCGGTACATAATTCCCGTGATCCAGAGCTTTCTCGCGGTCAATGGCTTTCAAAGCCGATTCAATTGCGGTCATAAATTCAACCTCCAATTTTATTGACAAAACAAACAAAATAAAATAAAATAGGAGGTGCAAGGGGCTTTTGAGTAGGGCTTCTAGCGTTTTAGCGGTTCAGTGTTCCAGCACTGGCCGCTTTTTTGTATGCCTCAAAGCGGGCAACTTGCTCGGCTCTGGTGAGTTTTGCAAATTCCTTGCTTGTCATGGAGCATCACCTCCCGGTGTTTACTCCCTTGCACCTCTGACCTCCTTTCTATGTCTATATTATACTACGAAAGTCGTAATCAGTCAATACGCTTTTCGTAATTTATATAACTTTTTTCGTGTTGAAATACTACGTGATTCGTAGTATAATAACATATAGAAAGGAGCGAGAAATATGCCATTGAAGTACCGCTTAAAGGTTTTGCTTGCAGAAAAGGGAATGACTCAAAAGGAACTTTCCGAGGCAACGGGAATCCGTGCGCCAACGATTTCCGCAATCTGTGTTGGATCAGTGAAGCAGTTTCCGGTTTCCGCGATTGAAAAAATCTGTAAAGTGCTGGATTGCCAACCGGGGGATATCATGGAATACATCCCCGATGAAGAATAATTTTTAGCCCTGCCGTCCGGTGGGGCTTTTTATCTGCCACAGCGCTACAAAGGCATCCGGCATGGCATCGAGGTAGCTCGGCGGCAACATCAGGCACCTCCGAAGGTGAGCTGCTCATCGGTCTGGCTGTCAGCCTTGGCCTCTGCCGCCCACTGGTGGGCCTCGTCCTCGCTCAGACCATACCGGGCGGACAGATACCGGCAGCGGGGCACAAGCCCTGCCAGAGCGTCCTCCCGCAGCTGTGCGGTGCGCTCCTGCTCGCTGACAATGTAGCTGTCGTCCCAGTTGACCGAGATGCTGGTGTCCGGGTCCACATCTGCACCCAGCAGGTTCTTTGCCGCCCACAGGATGGCCCGCAGAATGCCGATCAGTGCCGTCTCAATGGGGATCTGGTTTTTGTTGGCGTTCTGCACAAGGTCCTGTCGGCTGCCGGTGTACTCGGTGGCGGTGGCCACCTTGCCCAGCTCAAAACTGTAGCGGTGGCAGCCAAGCCCGCACTTGAAGCTCATCATGTCCAGAGCATCCTGCACGGCCCGGTGGTTGTCCTCGGTGCGCAGGTCGGGGTTGTACTCCCGCCATGCGGCCGGCTGGTCGATGCTGCCTTCCGGTGCGGGCAGCTCGTAGAAGATCTGGCGGTGAACGGCATCCGGCGGCACAGCGTGCTCCACACCGTCCTTGTCCACCCACTTTTTGCACATGGAGCGGTCATAGAAAATTTTCTTGCCGCCCAGGCGGAGGTCCTGCCGGTAGTTGTCAAAGGCGTAATCCGCCATCTGGGCTGCGTCCAGCGCCTCGGAAAAGACGCTCATACCCAGCCCCATGCCGCCGTCGATGTTTTTGGCGACAGCCGGGCTGAACAGGCTGAACCATGCCGGCGCGCCGGTGACCGTGATGTGCTCCACCATGCCCGGCGGGGTCTTGGCCTTGGCAAATTTCGGCGTGCCGGAAACATCGTCCATCACCTCGAACCATTCATTCGTGATGGTCCGTTCGCCGCCCTTGCAGGTGTGGGTCTGCAGATAGACGGCGGGCTTACCGCCCATCACGCACTCGGACACAAAGGCGGCCTCGGTCACCACGCCCCGCTCCACGCTGATGGGCAGGATGCAGCAGGCGGGGTCATAGTCCAGCTGAATGCGCCCCTGCGGCGAGGGCAGGGCGTTCCCGGCGGCATCCACCGTCAGGCCTTCCACACTCAGCACAAAAGCACCGGTGCCGGACCAGTAGGCCTGCTCCACCAGCTTGTTGGCATTCTCCCAGAAATGCAGCTGCCGCAAAAGGCCGCCGGTCTGCTGCTCATCACTGCCCAGCAGGTAGGCGGCACTCTTTGCGTCGCCGATCTGGAAGGTGGTCTTGTCGTTGAGCAGCAGGTTTGCCCAGTCCTCGCAGACATGTTTCGGCATCCGCAGGGAAGCCAGACGCCGGGAAATGACGCTGCCGTCCGGGGCGTCCTCCTTCTGGTCGTGGATGTCGGGAACATCGCCCTTCCACCATTGCCGCCAGACTTCAATGTTGCCGTAATAATCCGCATCCAACTGCAGATGTTTGGTTTTGTTCAGATATTCGATAAAGGCCGAAACGTTCATCTTGCAGTCAGTCTCCTGTAATCACGCTCAATGGTGTACTCAAAGGCGTCGAGGGTGTCAATGTCGGTGGTGCCGTCGTCCAGACGCTCGTCCACGCCGGGGCGCTTCTGGCTCCACAGGGCGCTTGCAAGGGCGTCCCGCAGGGTGGCGGCCTCCGGCATATACCAAAAGCGCCCGCCGCCCATGAGAATGGACGTCAGGCGGATGCGGTCGATAATCTGAATTTTTGCGGAGTTATTCACCCGGTCGGCCAGCCAGTACAGTTTAGAGGCCCGCAGCCGGGTGCGGATGTGGTTGATCAGCGTCTGCTCGGCGCTGTCACAGAACATGTAATGGATCTCGCCGTACCGTGCGAACACGGCCAGGCAGAAGGTGAGCAATTGGTTGGCCAGGTAGTCGGCATCCTGGTTGCGGGGGTCCACCCGCTGGGATGCCAGCCCCACGACGCCGGAATAGTACGGCAAAATGCCCGTTGCCACAAAGGCGTGCTGTGAACCGTTGCCGCCGAAGTCCACCCCGATGTGCACCCGCCACGGCTTGCAGGGCTTGTCTGCGGGCCAGAGGAAGCGCTTGTCGTCGGCGGCGATGCTGTCCGCAAACGGGCGGTAGATGATGCCGCCTGCCGCTGCCCACTGGCCGAGAATAAACCGGTTGTAGTACACCGTGCCGGCATATTCTTTTTTCAGCTGCGCCACGAACTCCGGCGGCAGGGTGGGGTTGTCGTCGATGGTGTAGGCCTGACAGTAAATGTCAGCATCACTGTCGAGGAACCGCTTGAACCAGTGCTGGGGGTTATCCGGGTTGCAGGTGCCGTCAAAATGGCTGTGCGGGCAGGAAAGGCGGCTCTTGAGCATCTGAAAGACGCCCTCGTCCCAGGTGGTGATCTCGTCACCGTAGGCGTACTCGAAGGCCGCGCCCTGGATGCGGGCAATGTGCTTTTTGTTGTCGGCACCGAGGACATACACCTTGCGGCCGAACAGCTGCACGATGTTTCCGGACGCCGAGGTGCGCACGATGCCCACCAGATTCGGCCCCCAGAGCGCCAGCATGGGCTCCAGCACGTTGCGTTCCAGCGTGCCCAGGGTGTTGCCCAGCATGACCAGCAGACCCTCGTCCCGCGCGGCAAGGATGCGCTGCGGGATGGTGACGGCACAGTCCAGATAGGTCTTGCCGCTTCGGGTGGCCCCGGTCTTGATGTTCCAGCGGTGGCTGCAGTTGCGCAGGAACTCCTGCTGGAACTCAGTCAATGGCACTGTCCACACCTCCCAGCAGCTCCCGGGCACGTTCCAGCGTGTCGGCGGCGGTATCATCGGGCGGGTTGTCCTCGCCCAGCATCTTCAGCAGCACGTTGGCGGCCTGCGGGTCGCCCTTCTTGGCACGGGCGGTGATGCCCTTGATCACGGCCATCTGGTTGTCGATGTCCTCCGGATCCACAGCATCCCGCAGCAGGGCGTTCACCCGGCGGCGGTCGGTCTCCGGCAGGCTGAGGTAATAGTCGGCGGCTTCCTTCATGC